CAAGCCCGGAGGTAGTTGTTGGGACAGTGAAGATAACCCCGCCTGCCGCCGGTGACATAAAGCCCATGTTGAAGAATCGGCATCCCATATAGGCACCTGCACCGATTACGTGGTTGCCGATCATCATAGGTGTGGGTCTGTGGTCGTAGGAGCCCACGCCGATAACGTCGCATTTATTAGGTAGCGTGATAAGGGTTTCTGCTGCTGCTTCGTTATTGTCACCTTTGTAGTAGATCTGATTTCTAGCTGCCCAGCCTTTTGAGCTTAAGGCTATATTGGCGTTGCTGGCTACTATTGCGGCTGCAAGTGTTTTGAAGGGACGCTCCCAACTTGAACCATTGTTTGTGTCAACGCCGAAGTTTACATCTACATAGTAGCGATTGCCCGCGACTACATTGCCGAAGATTTGGCTTTCGTAGCCGGATGGACCTTGGAATATACCTTCAATGCCCGATACTTTACTAAAATGCGTGAATCCCATGATTTTGCCTCCTTTAATTTAACAGGATTGTCCCACGGCTTTTGCCGCATTAAATTAGAAAAGCACTCTTTAGTAGAGTGCTAGTTGTTGGGTGTTTGATTTTGAGTCGAAGCCGATCCATGAGTGGATTTTTGTTAGGCGTTCGGGGGAGAACGATGGCTGTTTTGGATACCACTCTTCTAATGAATGGTTATGCTTACTAGAATTACAAGATTTGCAAGCAGGGAGCATATTTTTCTTAGTATAACCACCACCGGAAGATACCGGAATCACATGGTCCTGTTGAACATTGGTTAGTTTATCGCCACAATATACACAACAGTTTCCGAAAGATTCGAGGGTATCAAGCCACTGCTCAGGAGTTAGAGTCGCGACTGCATTTTTCTTCTTCGCGTCCCTACGCTTGCCAATGGCGATTATGCGCTCTTTGCCCTCTCCGCGATAATAAAGGTTATACCGATTACGATATTTTTCAGGATTCGCTTTTCGCTGTTCAGCCTTACGCTTCATTACTTCGGGTCGTTTGCTGTATTCCCTAGCAATAACTCGAATGTTCTCGCGGTTAGCCTCCCTGCGCTTTGTTGCCTTTTCATTTATGACATCCTTGTTTTCTACGTAGTATGCCGACTTCTTTTCTTTGCCGCCGTTTTGGTATCTTTCGCGACTACGAGCGTTCGATTCATCCTTGTTTTTGTCATGACTCTTCTTTTGCCGTTCCCTTATCGCATCCCGATTAGTGGCGTAATTACCAATCCCTTGCAATGAGGTACATTTCTTGCAAGTGCTTTTTAATTTAGCGACTCCATTATCAACACGTTTATGGAAGAATTCTTCCGTTGCTAGTAATTCGTCACCGCACTTTATGCAGAATTTATACCCCTCTTTTGCAATTAGTTTTACGGGTTTTTCCGGTTTTGGTTTCGCTCGCTTGCGGTTCTCGACTATGGTTCTGCAGGAACGACTACAATATAATGCCTTTCCGCTTGCAATGCGATGGGGTGGAACCTCAAATTCGATACCGCAATTTGAGCAAACAACCTTGAACCAATTCGGCCTACTGGCTTTAGTTAGCTCATCCGAGTCTTTAAGTTTTACATGACCAGCATCCGAGCATTCTTTCGAACAATACTTTCCTGAACCAATAGATTGCCGATACAATGTAGTTTTGAATTCCTTACCGCATTGCTGACACGCTGTAGAGAAGAATGCAACTGACTCGCGTTTTACATATTCCTCAAAATAACAAGTTCCACAAAGAGCAATTAGGTTATCAAGACTATGGTCTACATCTTCTCCATCGCGCGGCTGTTCCTTGTGGTACACCCCGACTTTGTTAGTAGAACCACATTTGGTACATTTATGCCCATCTCTGAGGAGAACAATCTCCCGGTTTCCGCCAAACATCTTTTTGTCGTGATGACGCATAGCGCCTCGATTGGATCGGGCTTTCAATCTCTCGCTGTTTGCATCGCGCCAACATTCCTCGGAGCAGAATACTTGTTTGCCGTTAACTGGTTCGAACTTCTCCTTGCAGTTAGGGCAGAAATGTTCTCTTGTGTTAAAGTGGCCATTTCTAATCCTCTTGGCTTGCTTTGTACATTCCGGAGAACAGTTCACAGTTGGACCAAGTGCATTGAATTCCTTACTACATACTGGACAATTTTTAATCATGCAAATACCTCCGCGACACGTTTTACTACCTTAATTATACCATGTCGCGGATTAATTTGTCAATCGTTACGTCTTGTAAATTTACGCCGGAATTGAGAATTGAAAAGGATGCCATGAGAAAGCGCCCATAGACAGCCACATTAGCGAACCAATGGTCCATGTTTGGTCACTGTCTGTTTTCCATGAAATTAGCTCGTATTCGTCTCCTGACTCTAATCTGTTCACGATCTTAAGACTTTCCTTCGCTGCTTGCTTATCAACAACGCACCAAGGTTGTCCGGTCTTCCCAACCTGTCTACGGAATTGGTCCCACACCAAAACTTCGATGTTCCCGTCATACACGTTTGCATTGTTGTCTGCGGTATCCGACTTACCAGTAGAACCAACAATCTCTAATGCCCGTTTGCGGAGTGCTGTAGGCACAACAAGCAAATTTGGAGACATCCCAGCCCGGCGCCCATTCTCGTCTTTTGAGTCAAACATCTTTTGGCACACAACTTCGAGATTCTCTTCATTTAGTTCTAAGGCTTCAAGGTTATCTTGAGTCGATTCATAGTTAGACGAAGTTTGCGAACTGGAAGCTATTGGAAGTCCATTCGCGGTTTTGTTCCACGCGAGCGGAACCCCGTTGACGCTATAGCCCCCTGCTTGGTCGGCATAGGTAAAGATACCGCCAGCGCATTCCTTACGAGTACGAGCTGCGCCAAGAGCAAACATACCATGCTCAGTTTTGAGGTTAATCAACTTAGCATTAGATAGCAAGAAACGGTCATACTTCATCCCTGCTTGGAAAATTATGGGAGTCCATACTTTAGTACCCCCCTCTTTTACGGATGAGTAGGTGAATTCTCCATTCCATTGAGTAAAGTCAACGGCTCCTACCATTTCGCTGATTGCTTCAGTGGCGTTATCTGATTGAACGGTATCGAACAACATCGGAATACCTGCATCCTTAGAAGCCGCAGCGTATTTATCCTGCCAATATTCTAAGATGGGATTTTCATACAAACCTACCATCTTTTGGAAATTACTTGAATCTTGAATCATTACACCCATTCTAATACACCTCTATCTTTCTTAAATTTAAGCCTGGCAAATGTTTTTGCTGGCAATTACTTGAACTTTCAAATTAACAGCATCCTTTTTCAAGATCCGCAAACATCCACCGGTCACAGTAGCAGAGGCCACATTAATCCCATTGGCATCCAACACAGCCAACTTCAACCCCGGCAAGAACGCCGCATCAGCAGTCCCGGTATAATCAGCCTCAATGATGTCACCCGGCTTAACCAACTCCATCACTGCCAATACATCAGTCCCGGCAACAGCCGCCTTAACGCAAACAGCCTCAACCGCAGCAGTAGCCGCCGATTTTGTCCATCTTCCTGAGGAAAGGTAATAGCCTGTCCCAACGACAGCCGCCTCCGAATCAGTCATGTAAAGATCCTCTACAAACTTGCCGTGGTAGTTCCCAAGGATGCTACCGATAATCTTTAACGCCATGGTTCACACTCTCCTTATTTCTTTAAATACTTTGCTTCTTTCTTACGGGCCTCCGCTTCCGTGTACCCCATAGCCCTCCAAACGCGCATCTTCTCTGCGCTCACTTCAACCTCTTTACCCTGTTGCTGATTCCCTGACTTCTCAGTCCCAAGATGATTCTTGGACCCGATATTGCGAATAGCCCCTTGCGCCCCTTCTTCCTTAGCCCTTTGGCGAATCTCGGCGCGGTTAACAGCCTCATAAGCTTCTAAAAGGGTCATCCCTCTGTACGCCTTCTCCTTAATAGCCTCGAAGTTCGGTAACGCTTGCATATCGGCCAAGGTCTTTACCTTGAGATCCGGGTACTCGGTAGCTAACTCTTTAATCTCAGAATTAACAAGTGATTGTCCCTGTTGTACCTTAGCGGCCTTGATAGCCGGATGATTCTCGATAAGCTGGTTCATTGCGTCCGGGTCGATCCCCTTAGCTTTGTACTCAGCGTCTTGCTTCTCTTTTTGCAAGGCAGCTTCAAACTCTGCCACCGTATTAAGTCCATGCGACCTACCATATTGAGCAGCTACGTCAGCATCAGAGTAGACGTTGTAGTCTTTTCCGTACTTTCTGGCAACTTCAATATCGCGTCTGCGCTGATTCTCGACTTCACTAGCTCGTCGTTCGGCCGCTTCCTTACTGCGCCTTAACTCGGCAAAGGCAGCATTTTGTTCAGGAGTTTGTACCGCTTTCTGACTGGCGGGGTCAGTACCCGGTTCCGGGTCAGCTACGCCACCGTTTGGTTCTCCTGTTGGTTCCGTGTTTACTGGTTCATTGCTTGAGGGTGCGGGTTCCCCTCCACCTCCACCGCTGTCTACTTCATCCATAAATGGACGTAAGTTCAAATTAAATAGTGTCATGTGTCTACCTCCTGCGTATTGTCAGCCGCCGCCGTTATCACTCGTTAGGTGAGCGTTACCGCCACTACTAGGCATAGGAAAAGGCGGCTCGTATTGCCGCCTTTGTTGGGTTATTCTCATTTCCCGTTATTGTTTGATTTCTTTGATCTCAGGTCCCCCTGATTTTTCAGGATTTTTGTAGCAGGCTTGCTAGTCTCGCCCGAAGAACCAAACTGGAAGGACGCCTTACACGGCATCGGGGTCTTTAAATTCTGTCCCATGTGTTGATCCACCTCCTTTCCAATAAAAATAGGCATAATAAAAGAGCCTTCTCAGCTCATCAGTTGGCTATTATTCGTTTTCTTCCTTGTTTCCATAAGCTTTATAGTCAATGTACTTGACCATCACCCATGGAACAAACACAGCATGTTCGCCGGAGCATGGCGTTACGACAATCCCGAATGTATCTAAGGTTAGTAGAGTTCGGTTCTCCATAGCATTTCCATCACTGCACCACACCGTTACTTTGCTTCCGCATTGATCAACTAGATTATTAGACATACTTAACACCCCTTACCTTTCTTCCCTGCGCCCTTTTTCATCGGCATCTTACCCATCATTCCCATTTCCATCTTGCCCATATCGGGCTTCTTGCCGGACTCTTTCATCGCTTGTTTTGCTGTTTTCTTAGCCATCATAGCTCCTCCTTATATTAAAAATAGCGTATGGATCTCACCTTTTGTATACCGAAACAACCCAATCTTATAGCTAATAATCGGCGGTTTGTCTTTTCCTCTCCTATAGCTCTCTACCTTTACCCTCTCAAGTTTAAGCACCCTGTCCACCTCCTTGTTCTTGCGCCATAATCTGCTCAACAACTGCCATTAACTCATTCGGATTATCCAGCAACACCATCAACTTATCAGGTTCCATCTGCATTAACAACCTCGCCACAGGTTCAGGAAGCTTCTCTAACGCCTTCATTATCTCAGGTGATAGTTTCGGCTTGCCCTGTGGTTGCTTACTGCTCTCAGGCGATTGTGTGACCTGTGGTTGCTTTCCTTGGTTCTGCGCTTGCATCATAGCTTGCATTTGCTGTATATCCTCGACAGTAAGCTGTATCCCTGCCTTAGCAGCCATTTGTATTTGTCCCGATGGCGGCAAATCCTTAAACGGTATCGACTCGGTGGGAGGCTTTGGTATTTCCTGCTTAGGTGGAGCCTGTTGAGATTGCTTAATAATCTCGCCCATCTCATCAATGACAGCCTGAAGATCGGGAACACCCAACTTATTAAGCAACTTCAAGAATGTTAGATTGCCGGGGTTTGGTTCAAACCGTCCTTGTCCTGCCAAGTTGCTCAAGGTGTTGAATATCTCAACTCTCGACTTCATAAAACCAGATTCAGCACTAATCTCGATATCAAAATCAGGATAAATGTAGTTTCCTGATTGATCCTTGAGCATTGCCAATCTGTCAAACTTGCCATACTGAGCTTTTGGTTTAGTAGCGTTGGGGTCCGCGGTAGGAGGTACAGGGGCTTGCCCCGGCATAGCTGGTGTACCTGGAGCTGATGGCATAGGTGGCGCAGGTGGTTCACCTTTAATCCTGAACGGCCTCTCTTCGTCTACAAAGGCTAATGCAAAATCTGCAATAGTTCTGTATATCCTCTTGTACGCCGATGCCTTATAAGCCGATTTAAGGGCTACCTTGAAGTTTGCTTGCTCAACATACACTTGTGCTTGCTTACCAGACGTTACGCCTTGATCTCGCACACCAAGAGCTGAATTTGTTGCCCCGGTCAGTAATTGCATCCATTCTTTGAGTTGATTAATCCAGGCTACTCCGTCAACATTGCCCCTCATGTTGATCTCTTTGACGTTTTGGTTAGGATCTTGCACATAATGAACCTTTGAAATTGAAGACTCCAATGCTATTTTTAACTCTTGACTTCCAACTAAAAGCTGAATATTTCCCTTTAAATGTTCCTCTTCGTGTTGATAAACCGCCTTCTTGATTGCCTCGTTGATGTCGTGAATATCTTCCATGATGGAGATTCCCCAAAAGGACTTGTCCCTTGGGATAAATGGTTGATAAATGAGGTCCCATGACTTAGGGATGTAGTAGTCGGCTTCCTTGCCTTCATATTCATGGCTTGCTTTTATGGAAGTGCCATCTTCATCCCGACGATGATAAAACTTAGGTATGTGTTTAATCACTAAGTCACCAGACCACCAGAACTTACATATGTCGCCATCTTCATCCTTGTATGATGTTTCAATGATGGTGTACTTCTCTAAGCCCATTTCCTGATCGCCAGATTCAGAGTCGCCTACATTAATTCTCTGTGAGCCGGACATTTCGTCGTATTCGTGGAATAGCTGCGCTTTTTGCTCAAGCATTTCTTTTGTAATGTCCTGCCATTTACGGGTAATGTAGTTCGCTGTGCGGTTGTTAGGATGATGGTAATGCTCCATATCATCGATTGATGTTGCGCCGTGGTTAGGGATGATGTCTTTAGGGTGCGGCATAGAGATTTCTATTTCTCCGACATAGCCAGCCTTTTTGACGCTGTTATTCCAGTGGATTTTATGAAAGGCCCCGCCGAACTTCATAACCCTGCGTTCATTGTGGAGGTTGATTTCTTCTAATGAAGGCTGGGCAGAACGAACAACATACATGACGTATTGTTTGAGCTTTTCAATCGATTCCTCATCATCCTTGGATATAGCTTGGAAATCGGGGTCCGGAACTTTTAATTCGATCAAACTTTCTACGATCATTCGAGGAAAGTTGATATTAGTCCTCATGGTCCGGTTGGAATTACTAAATTCATCCTCGACATTCTGGAAGTCCCGGCCAGCATCATAGATTGCTTCCCACTCATCGAACCTTGCATCCCATGGCTTCTTAGCCCTCTTATCAGCCTCGAATACTGGTTGCCATTTTTCTATGAGTTCGCGGTCGGCTTCTTCTTGTTCAGCATTTTGAACCATTTCTTTTTTGCCCATGATTTTACCAGCCACCTTTTTTGCTTTGGTTAGTAGTGACATTGTTTCACCTCATTTCAAGCGTAGAGAAGGTATACTTAGGTATTCCGGTAAACTTCAGGTATACTCACTTCTTCCTCCGATATTTAGCCATCTCGACATACTTATCTTCAAAATCAATATTAGCCTTGACCCTCGACTTTTCTTCTTCGCTCATGTTGGCGGGGAGTTCGAATTTGGCGTTGCGTTCGATTGTGAAGCGCTGTTGGGATCTTGACACGTTTGCCACCATATCACTGAAAAGTATGTCATCATGCTTTCCACTTTCTGCGTCCGGTCTACCGTTTTTATCCATAACGAAAGTGAGACATTCCTGGAGCATACCGATGTGTGTGAAGAGGTCGATGTTGTCACGGATTAACGCGATTTCGAGCGAGATCATATAGGGCCGCGTATTAGAGTCAGTTCTGAATCCATTTTTGTATTGCTTTTTATGACCAACTTCGTCGATAACTTCACGTCTATATTGCTTAGGGTAATTGAGGCGCTCTAATTCCTTCACGCTGTAGATATTAAAATTTATTTCTATGGAAATAAGAGCGTTGTTATAGTACCTGCCTAGGCAATACATTTGGTGCGTGTAGGTATCAGGGTCAACCTTTCCGTATAGAGTTGCTACACGCTTTCCCGTATTGTTGTTAATCATTGTTCCTGTAAATCTATCAGCATCGCCAGAACCAGCTGTATCCCCTCCCAAGACGAAAGGATGCCCAAGCTTAGGTTCATCGTAAATATAGATGTAGTCGCCGACTCCCTGAACGAACTTAATTGAGCTATCTATTATCTTATCTTTTGTTTCGGGGTCATTCCACTCAAAGAGAAAACACCCCCGTTTTGGTGGGGATGTTTTGTATTGTTTTTTAAGGCGTTCTATTTGCATGAAAATTTGGTTGGAGTTAAAGACGGGCCTACCAGTAGAAAGGAACGCTTCACTGGCGAAGCTAGGGATTCTCCTGGTGCATGAGATCAACGTCCCCACCACAGTCGTTCTTCAACTTCCACCTGTACCATTTGATCTGATTAAAATTAACTCCATACAGGTTTATTAAGTTCTTTTCATAGTCATTAAGATTAAGAACTTGTAACGCTTCTGGTAGATTCATACTCATCACCTGCTTTTATAAATTCTAGATATTGGCGAACCGTGTTGTCTTTTCTCTTATATATTGCGTGAAATTCTTTATGGCACTTCCTGCAAAGAACTACTCCGTTTATAGGTATGAATCTAAGTGACGGGTAACTAGAGTAGTTCTTTAAATGATGCACATTAAGGTATCCGCTACGCGTGCCACATTTGTTGCAGGTATAGTTATCCCTCATGAACACTGCCTTTGTAAATATCTTGTATTCATTACAAGTTCTCTCTGTTACAAACTTTGGTTCAGTTCTTCCAAGACCCAACAGTCTTCCCTTGGAAATGTTTAATTTCCATTCTACGGAAAGTTTCTTACCTCTTCTGCCGTCTACATATGTTTTTAACGACTTAGACAACGTCTTGGATTGCTCTTTACTAAAATGATGCCCATAGAATGGATTAAGTTCTCCTTTATTAATTCTGCTTTTTGATTTAGCGTAGCATTCTGGTCCACATACAGGGTCGGTCCTTATTGCCCTTGACCTAATCCTCTGTATATCATTTCCACATTCACAGCACTGAATTGTCACAAGCGCGCTGTACCTGCTCAATGCTTTCTTTGCGCTATTGGTATCTATCCCAAATCCTCTAAGCCTGAGGTATATTGTCCCCTTAGACACTGACAATATAATGCCTATCTCGGCTATGGTTTTATTTTCATCAATATATAATCTCCTTAGCTCAGATTCCTCTATCACTATTCTAGGTGGCATACCCATCAGTCACCACCTTTGTTTTCCGTGAATACTCTCCATGCTTCTTCTTCTGTTTCAGTCATCGCCATGGCGTAGTCTTTGTAATCAAACCATGAGAAAAACATAGGTATAAATGCGTTTTCTCCAGCTACCGCCTTGTCCCACAGGTCTTTGAATGAATTCATTCCCGAAGCTGTGCTTTCTATAATTACGATAGTGCCAACGATACTCGGAACAGAGTTTAGTATTCCATTAAGGGTTTTAAGTGGATCTCCTGAGTAAAACGCGAACTCCGAAAGATGGACGTAGTGGTATGTATCCGACCTGCCAATCCCATCGCTACCAGCCGTCTGTACCTTTATCTTGGAATTTAAACCCTCCTGTTTTCCTTTGTAATATGGTGGCTTGTTGAATATTAACTCTCTTGCGTTTGAGGCTTGTTGTAGCGGTTTAATGTGGTCAGGCAAACACGAATTAGAGTATTTCGCTTTATCGAAAATCGCATTGGTGCTATCGTCTCGATGAGCTACTACAAGTGCATTGCGGTTTTTGTTTTTAATTGTTCGGCAAAGAAACTTCGCTTGGGAATATGTGGAAATTCCCTCCTGTCTCGCTTTTAATACAATTATCCTAGCAGGGATGCCTTGCGATTCTAATTCCTTTATTTTATCCTCTATTTGCACTTGGATACTGTTTAGAACGAACGGAACCTGGGCACCATTCTTGTTTACAATCTTAACATAGTATTTTAGCCAGTCGGAATCGTTTCTTTTGGCTAACTCTTGCTGCATTGCCGCCAACGAGGGCAGGTCGCTTGCTTTTATCTTTGGTTTTTCAGTAGGGTCATTATTAATTTGGATTTTTTCCTCTACGATTGACTTCTTATTTGGCACGGCTTTTGTGGTACTCGGTTTTTTAGCTTCCATTCCCTTATCACTCCTTAACTATATTATACCATAAGCTTAATGCAGTTGCAAACACTTTAACTAAATGATACAATACATTTGAGGTGAGAAAAATATGGGAGAATTAAAGAACAAGGTTCGATTTTCATCCACACTACCAATTGAATTGAGCAGAAGATTAAAAGAAAGTTCCGACAAGACTTTAATACCTATAAGCAAAATATTAGAAAAGGCAATTGCCGATTATCTGAACGGGCTAAAAAAATAGCTCGTTCTTTTTTTACTACCACTTCGCCCACCCAATCATAGCCTCATACCTCTCATCCTGACTAGCCACAACAAATGCCTCTTCCCTGCATCTAACTCCATTCCACAGGGTACATGAAGCGCAGTTTGTTTTTTCGTAGGTGGGATCTGATGGTATGAACTTTTTACAACTTCTGTTTTCTCCCATAGGATTACCTCCGACGAAAAAATGTTCCAACAGATTCAGCCAATATTATTCCGATAAAAAATGTCATCCACGGATGAATAAACATCCATGAAACTACTGTTTGATTTTCCATTGAGTTATCCTCCTAAATTAGCTTGGATCTAACGTTTGCTGCTCCGTTTAAATCTACGTTTGGTTGAGCATAGCTTGGACTTAATGGATAGATGGGTTATGTTTGGTTATATTCAAGGGATTTTGTTGGGGAGAAGGGGGTGAGGGGAAAACGATTAGTTTTTTAATCCCAATTCAGACATAGCATCAGCAATTAACTCCTTGGAATTAGGACTCATGGCGGTTGAACAAACTAGGTACATCATACACTTCTTGCATAACCCCTACCACTCTTGAATTCATTCTCCGTCACTGTACAGGATTCCATATCCTCTAAACTCATATTGCAATATCCTTTAATTGTTTACATTAAAAATGAGGTAAATTTACCTCAGAAGTGCGGTAATTCTACCTCAAAAAATAATGGCATCAAACCCTTGGGAGAGTAAGGCTAAGGCCTGTTTTCTATTCACGTCTAACTCTTACTCTCTACTATACGGCGTTCTTAACTTCGGCGTTCTTAACTTTCGTCGTTAATATTGAAGTTACTTTCTTTCCAGCTTTAAACGCTATTAGATTATGATCAGCCTTGCAACGCCTGTGAAACTCAGCATCAAATAGGCTAAATAGATAGCTAGGGACATTGCCCATCTGATAAAGAAAAGGGTTCATATAGTAAATTTCATATTCCCCACTCTTCCACATGCCAAGTGCATTTTTCTTCATCAGTAACTTAATTACCTTGCGAATATTTGAACGGTCAATACCTGTTTCCTCTGCCATCTTCTCTACGCCCATGTAGTCTCCGTTCTGAGCGACAACAGCGTTTGTGTTTATTTGCAAAAACATCGACAACCTATGTAATGCTTTTTCTTCAGCAGGGGTAAACATATCTTTCTTATTCACGTATCTCCACACCTCCACCATTACTTTAGTAAATCGTTCAGCTTTCTGATATTGAATTTCGCCAGTATCTAGGTCTACTGACCTTTTCCTCATGGGCATTATCACCTCCTGTAAGGCATAACGGAAACCTCTCGTAAATAAGGAGTCTGTAGAAAAAATTTATAAAATATTTTTGGTAATTAGTTAATTTTCATGCCGTTATCCAAGAACACCAATAGCTATTTCGATCACTATGAATGACCACAAATATATGTAGAGTAACCCCCATCCTTTAGACATTAGATCATTCCTTTGTAAATTTTTATAAAAAATAAATTATAGTTGTTAATGAGAGTATACATAGAATCCACCAACCCCGGCCAATGCCCTCCCCCCGGTCCTCGAATCTCTGGTACACAGCCGGTCGATCCCAGATGCACAGCCACGCACAGACAGATCAGCAGAACGGCAGAGCTAACTATACGACTACAGCAGCGGTTACTATCAACACACTCTGTTGCTATCGTTATGCTCTACTAGCTAAGCAGTAGCTACATCCAGTCAATGCGAATGTGTCACATTCCTGTTGTGTCACATTCGGAATCAACCTATAGGCGGATCACAGGGTCCTACTGCGCTAAATACCCCAATAATCCACCACTGACGGACATATCAGTCCTCCGATGACTCGATATCGACTACCTCACCCTGAATTTGTGATCGCTCCATGATCTCTATCATGAGCTTGAGATCAGCGTCGGAGAGAGCAGCGATGCTCTGGATTTGTAGAGGGCCACCGTTGGGGCCAGTTTGCTCTATTGTTTGGACATCCTTCCAGCCGTAGTTCTTGAGGGCGAAGATAGCACCAGTGGGAGACTTGGCTCTGTATAGCTCTTTTTCGGCGTAATTGTGGCACTTCAGCTTCGCGCGTTTGATTGCGTCAACAAACTGAATATCATAATTACTCCTTTGTGTCTCTATTTCCATCAATGTTTCCCGGCTAGTATCGAGGTCTAATGCCAATCCAGTAATAGTAAAAGGTTCTATCTGTACCTTCTTCCCTGTATCAGCATCAATTTCAAAGCATGAATCAAAATAAGCATCTATCTTACTCTGCATTTCCTTTATTGATTGAAACTTCAGAGGCCTACCTCCTGCATGCTTCACTCTCTCTGCTATCATCAGCTATCTACCTCCTTAAATACCCCACTACAACCCCTACAACCCACTTCTAAGCCTACAAACCACAATCAAGCTACAATCCATACCAACTAACAACATAATAGGCTTAAAACTACACTACAGCACATGTGTCGCAGATTGACCACACATAGGACAATATTCACTATCATCCCAAGTATACATACAGCGATTACATCCGTACTTATTAACTACAGTAACAGCCATAATTTAATCACCTCAAACCATCTTCCTTCTATAAACCACAACACCCCAACAACAGCACAACAGCACAACAAAATAAATATAACATTCCCTTTGAATATTGCTTGCTAAATCAATAAAGCTATGATAGTATAAGTCAATGAAACAAATAACGAGGGGGAAACAACAATGAAAATAATAAACGCTCTAGAAACTCTGAAAGCTAAAGGTATCACCAATTTAACTGGTATGGTTGGTCAAACTGACATTAACGTGTATATCGAAAATGCTCGCAAAGGTGATGAGAACGCCGTTGATGTACTCAACAGATATCCTGGCATGAGTTGGGCAATTTACCACATGGATCACATAGACGACCACTACATCGTCGAGACAAACGGCCACCACATCATAGTTACTAAGTACGATAACCACGATATGCCGACATACAGCGACTACGACACCGACGAAGAAATGTATGCCGCGTTCAAAGAATGGCGTATTATGCGAGATGCAAACTCCATAGCTGATGAGATGACCGCAAAGCGTCCTGATGAATTACCTCGTACAGCATGGGTACTTATCGCAACATCCGAACTAAGGGCAGCACACAAGGTAGCCGCGGAAGCATTTGAACGTGAATATCCAAGCGTCAACTAATCCTAGAGAGCTTTTGCTCTCACCTCACTAACTCGACAACAGCCGGGTTGATGAGGTGGAAGTAAAAACTAAGAGGAGGAAAACAAGATGGCAGCAACTAAACAAAGCGTCTACGAACTGGTAACTGAGCGCATCATCAAAAAACTTGAATCAGGCGTCATCCCTTGGCGTAAACCTTGGAACTCATGCGGAGCAGTAGCTTGGGAAACTCAAAAAGAATATCGCGGCATCAATGCAATGCTACTCGAACCCGGCGAATATGCAACCTTCAATAAAATTAAGGAAGCTGGCGGAAAAGTAAAAAAAGGCGCTAAAGGCCAAATGGTTGTTTTCTGGAAAATGTTCGAGAATGAAGAAGACGCAAGTAAGAAAATTCCCTTCCTGCGCTACTTCACAGTTTTCGAGATCAACACCCAATGCGAAGGACTAAAGAGCAAGCGCAAGGACGCACCCATTAACGAACACAGCCCAATCGAAACAGCAGAGCAAATAAAAGAAGCCTACCGGAATTGCCCTCCGATAAGCTACGCGCCAGGTAAAGCCTTCTATATGCCTTCCGCCGACTCAATAAGTGTACCAGAAATCAACGACTACAACAACCCCGAGGAATTCTACTCTACCATGTTTCACGAGATGGTCCACAGCACAGGCCACAAGTCAAGATTGAACCGGACCGGGATCACCGCTATTGCAGCTTTCGGAAGTGAAACATACAGCAAAGAGGAATTAGTAGCAGAGATTGGAGCCGCGATGCTTTGCACAGTCGCAGGAATTGACCAAACAACCTTTGAAAACTCAGCATCTTACGTCTCATCTTGGCTCAGAGCATTAAAGGGAGATCCCAAGCTCGTAGTATTCGCAGCAAGTCAAGCGCAGAAAGCAGCCGACCACATCAGAGGAATCAAAGCAGAGTATTAATTAATAAGGTCAGCCGGGGACCAATGCCCGGCGTTGAAGGAGGAAACCACATGCAAATAGGACAACGCTTCTTATCACTATCCAAGATCGACACACACTATCGACTCTATGAACTAACCGCGATCATCGAAGGAACAACCAACAGCCATATCATCCACGAGGTTCACACAGGGGAGATATGCGAAGTAGAACCGGAATGGTTCAATCAGCGCAGAATTGAATTAGTAAGCGCAGGTGTTATTTAATGCCTAAAGGCGGCAAACGAGAAGGAGCAGGACGCAAGCCTCTGCGATCCACTACAGGCATCAACAAAACCATCCGCTTTACTGAAGCAGAATGGAATGAAATCACAGTGGCCGCGCTACTCTGCGGAATGACACCATCCCAATACGTCAGGACCAAGGCTCTCCAATAGCGAGAGTCTTTCCTTATCCCAAGCTCACCGATTAACATTGCAGTTGCAACGCTAATTACTAAGCTCATGCCATCCTAAAATAATTTTGATTAAATTCCCATAAATCATGTTGACATCTATATTGATTAGCAGTACGATAAATCAAGATCAAATAAAGGAGGTCGCCAACATGCTCTACCACCGCTTTACCAACTCTAATAATCCAATGTCAAACTGGGGTCATGCGATGTTTGCTACTAATAGATTAAAAGTCGAAAACTATGGCAAGAACGAGTTTACCTTTAAATCCACTAAAGATAATCGCCGGACAATCAAATCCCTCAAGTCGCTCATCGTTAAAACATGGAAGCACGATCAGCAAAACGGCTTTACTGGGGATTTTGGCAACAACTGCACGGACGATTACTATTACAACGTAAAGGACAATGACGTTGACGCACTCAGTATATACAACAGCTTTGACCCATCCGACATTGTAGACTCTGCCAACGCTTGGGACTCTGATCTATACCAATGGTTTTGGGAGCGTATCGCAGAACCAAACGGCATCATGGCCGTCACAACGCAAGATGGCGCAATAATATTTGATGCAGACTTAATCAAGGAGGTATGCTAAATGTCTAACGAGGATGATGTTATGTTTTCTAGGATAGCAAAAGTTAAAGCTGCCATTAGTAAAGTATTGGAGGGATGTTCGACAACCTTACCTGCAATCAATTTTGGTTGGAGTGGATCAACTATCGACGTTTACTTAGATGGTGGTAGTTATCAAGTCCGTAACCTAATTGAGTCCTATTTTGTAAACAGCAGAAGGTATAAAGGGGTTACAATCCAAAATAACGACACCAAAAAACGTATTAGTTTTTATCTGGCTTAATTTTAAAAAAGGAGTTTTATAAAATGAAAAAATACGAGTATTACGAGATCACCGCCCAAAAATGCATCAATAAGGACACTGGAAACGAATTTTACGGTCCAAGTAACGATGCCGATTACGACGAAATTAACTTTAAAGTGCGCGGAGTTTCCCATTCGCAGCACATATGGAGCAGTACCTACATCAACGGGCTTAGCAAAAAAGCTGAATTAAAAATTAAGCAGCTCAAAAATGATGGTTATGACGTCCGGACCAGCGTTGGTGGCAGAAGGGTTGGTGTTAATAATTAAGGAAAAAGTTACGATTAATAAGAATTCCCAAGCCCAACACGGAGGCTACCGCCCTGGCTCCGGTCGCAAACCAACAGGCCGCACTCGCCGAACATTTCAACTCACCGATACCGAGTACGCTAAGCTAAAAGGGCTACTCGATAAACTGAGGACCGCAAAATCCAGCGAAGAAAATGAAAGAAGGAATTAAAATGGCAAATAACCTAACCCTAGAAAACCTATTCCGATTGACCGATGAGCAAAAAATTGAAGCATTCGAGAGAATAGCGAACATCTACATGAGTACCACTGATCCCGACGAACTTGACTATAGTATCTCTAGTGTCCTTAATTCGTATATGTAGTAATCCATGAAACCCCAAAGCCAAGACGGGCTAAATCGGCGTAAGGAGGAAAACACATGTTTAACCCAACAAACCTAATGACCGTCAACCAAGAGGCTATCCAAACCCACGCGCCCCGGTATATTGAACTATTCACCGCTAAGTTCGGCCACCCTCCCACATCGTGGTTTTCTTACTTCAGGTGGCTCGCATCCAACAACTCAGTTGGATCATTCAGCGACAATGATGTTCAATTAGCAAAGAAGGTACTCGGACTATGACAAACTACAAACTCGTAATGGAAATCATATCCCTCGCTGTCCTGATCAACGAAAACACTGAACTATGCACATTCATTGACTTCTCCGGCCATATCAAGTCGATTAATGTCAGAGTTTTCCCCTCAAAATCAGAGGAACATACCCAAAACGTACACAGGCTTTACTCTACAAACTCCTACTACGAGGAAGAATCATGGATGAAAGAGGGTGAGGTATTAACTCAACTGCAAGCAGTCAAAGAAGTTTTAAAAGGTTATCTGCTCGACATTCAGGAGTCCTAAAGATAGGGCTCCCTTTTTACCTTAGAGGGCTTTTCCTTATCGGGACAATGCTTCTGTCGAGTACATAATTTGCAACCCACAATAAGTTACACCCCCTGAAAATTAGAAAAGACGCTCCGCGCCACATTATAGGCCGCGAGCGTCTTTTGTTTATGCAGAGTTATTTTGTCCCCTAAAGTGTATCATGTGTATTGCTGAATCCCAAAGCATTACTATTGTATTGTGTTTGCACTATTGTTGCGTTGTTATCTCCCCGAACATTTCAGCTAATTCCCTTACAGCCTCATCTCTCATGCGCTCATACACTCTGTAGTTCAACATCCTTTTACTGTGCTTCTTCGCATGATTTCTAAGGGTGATTGAGGCTCCTTTATCCTGTCCGAATTCGGTAAGGTATCTTACTTTTACTATCAGCTGTTTAGGTTCCGACAATTTACCGACCGCATAGTCGATGATTTCTATTTCATTTCTCGCCTCTTGTAGAGCTTTCTTTTTACTAGCTATAGTAGATGCTAGATCACCTGTCGAGTCACTAACACCGCTACCGTGTGGCATGTCAGTATATACCTGCGTTGTCTTAACGCCCATAGCGGATAATTCCCTTAGTAAGCAGTCTATGATGTCCGCACGCCCCTTGTAGCGCGTTAAACGGGCTATTGTGGTGTAATGCCAAGTAGGATGTCGCGGCTTCTTTTCTGTTTGTTGCAAGATTATCCCCTCCATCAAGGTATCCTTATCCCTAAAGCTACTGCAGTCGCCAAACCTGTCCACAGTAAGCCAAAAATAGTAGATGAAATTGGGTCCTTCTTAATCCTATTGGCGTTCCACCCAATATTTAATATCGCAAAACCGAATATAATCATGTCATTATAAGTCATTTATCTATTCCTCCAAACTCTTGATATCAACCACAATACCCCGACAATACTTCTCCCCTTCATCCATCACATCGAATGTCGCATGGGGTATATCCGTCTCATACGTCCAACAGGGTAATTCGTGGTCATTCCAAACTACCTCGATTGTCTTACATTTTTCCTTAGCCAACAAATAATATGAGCATTCGCATTCGCACTCTTCGAGCAATCTTTCACCATCGAAATGGATTGTACTACCCTCGAAGCAACTTACCTCGCCGTCAATCGCGCCCCTTAATTCGCACAGATCATCTGATGCGCCGAAAACAACCACAAATCCCAGTTCTTTAGCCCTACCATCTTCATTCCATGATTCATCACCATATTCATTACCATCCAGCATCTTCGCAAATTCTTGTATTGTCATTATCTCAATCCCCTTCCTACCCCTTACAAATATAAGTATCCTCGCCCTTTTGCACTCTGTAGATACTGTCGCTATACGGGTCCAATATCATCACATCAGCCCCGAATATCAACTTCAGGATGTCGCTAAACTTCAGGCGTAGTTTTAGATTCATGGTTTTCCTCCTGCTTGAGGCATAACCCCATATCTCCTAACTTCCACACAATCTCCTCAACGCGCTTCCTACCCATATTCCTAACCTGGCACAAATCATCCTCAGACATCTTGACTAAATAACCCACGGAGTCAATTCCTGCACGCTTCAAGCAGTTATAAGCCCTGACTGAAACATCTAATTCCTCAAGGGTTTTGTCGAGCAAGTTATCTTCCATTTTCTCCACTTTAGGTATGATGTCTTCAAGGCTTTCTATCGCTTCCTCCTTGCTCATCCCATACGCTTGTTTAATGTTATTTTTATGGACCTCATTGCCGATTGAAGCGTAAATCCTGTTTAGGGATAATAAATCTGCAGTTCCAGTTAATGTACCCCTAACAGCAATGCGAGGAAGACCTCCATCTCCATGGTCTATATTCGCACCTCCCACAAGAACTACATCGCACTCAAATTCCTGCTTGTCACTCTTGTATTCGATCGTTACCTTTACCTTATCCATGCTATTTCCCATCCTTTCTCAACGACAACCCCATGTCCTCCAACTTATCGCTAACCTCCTGACAGGTCGTGCGCACAACATTTCTGTACCCCATAAGCTCTTTCCATGACAACTTCACTAAGTCGCCTGAAACCTCTATTCCTGCTCTTCTGAGGACGTGATGAGTGCGTGCAGTAAACCCCATATCTGCAAGCTTCACCGTCAAATCTGTGTTATATCGCTTGTCCATTTTTTCGCGAATTTTATCCATTAACATTTAGTTAATTCCCCCTTAATCATCATTCCCAGATCTTCTCGGGCAAGATACAAACCAATTAAGACCCTTGCTTATAGTGATGGCATTCTTACACTCAGTAACGTCTTTGCTTGTAACCATTTCCTCATTTGTGCAGAAACCATCAGCGCACCTTAACCTTGTACTCTCCGATGATTCCTTCTCCCTTCGATAATTAATCTCAAGAGTGCAATATCCTATAATGTCGTTAAGCGTGTCCTCTATGGTCTCCGTTTTAACTTGTGCAGGACTAGAATCCAACTGTTCAATGCGATTCAACTTATCCTCTATGCGGAGATAGAAGCTAACAGGACCGCGCTTTTCCCTACCCTGCTCGTAATTATCACCATAGTCATTTCGTTTCTTCGCGAGTAGTTCAGCAATCGGTTCAAGTATGGAACTAAATTTGTCTTTCATATCTTATTAACTCCTTTTATTATCTTTTCCAAGGTTACTGGATGACCTATAATCTTACCCCCAAACAACACATAAACATCCGGGCTCGGAATATTGGAGTAATTATATCCATACCTCTTGATCCATTTCTTTTGTATCCGTTTTTGTCTGTGTTTGTGCTTAATTTCCTTGTGTTCGATGGTCATGTAGTTGTTTTTAACCAATTCCATACCGCTAAGATAGTCATTCATAACGCTTTCCTCCCTCTCTATTTTTCAGGCCTAACCCATACTGCCATTACTCCGAAATAGATACTATCGGCAACGTTGTGAGTTCTAAATAAATATAAACTTGTAAATATGGAAACGATACTTATAATTCCTCTCAATCCATTAATCATGAGCAAGCACTCCAAGCGCACACAGGGTTAAGGCACGTAACACATCCCCCTTCGTTTCTAAGCCTTTGACCACATTCAGGACAAATATTACTGTCTATCATACTATTTCCTCCCTCTTCATCGGCTCAATATCTCGGTTTATGCTCCGTTCGGTCGAGAAGCCATTGGGGTATCTAGCCCACAACTTATCAATATTAGCCCTTGCCACAACCTCAAGCGTTAAACCAGCCGTATCAGCCAGCGTTGCCACGTACCAAAGTACGTCCCCCAACTCCTTGCAAAGCTTGTCTTTATCTATCGGGTGTCCATGGTAGAGGACTTTCTTGATATAATCAGCAACTTCCCCAGCTTCCCCGGCGATGCCCAACGCAAAGTTTCCGTAACGACAAATTTTATTTTCCATCCCTGCAGTTCGCATTGCAGCTATTTGGTAGCCATTGAGAGAGAATATTCCTACACAATCTAAAGGGGGATTTTCCTCACTATCAACCTTAATGCTTCCTATCGGCTCCCAATTCGATTTATCAGGCGTACACGTTGGACAATCCCAAGGAATATCATCGTTTCCTTTGTTTTTACAGGTTTCACAGGTTTTCAATTTTAATCATCCTCCCCCATTATTGCGCTATTTTTGTGTTGTTACTTTCTTCTTATCCCCGCATTTCTTACAGATAAAAGTTTCCTTTGTCAACTTCATCCAAATATCGTTGTGATTCTTCAACGACTTCAAACACTCTGCACATTGCATCGCTTGCATCTTGTACTCACATTTAATACCTCTAGGCTTCTTTATTTCCCCAGAATGTCTCTGCCATTGTTGACCTGAAAACGAACAGTAACAAGTTGGTTGAGTTGGTGCGCGTATTCCGGTAACTTTCTGAAGTGATAAGCTGACCCCACAACGATAATCAAAATATTCACATGATTGGCATTTACTCATTTCATTACCACCTTAAAATTAATATCAGGATAAACTTTTTCGAGTATTTTTTGCTTTAGCAGGAATGTCGGTATCTTGCATGTTCCCTTCGTTTTAACATCCTCTATCTCTACCCTACCGTCAGGATATTCAACCTCGAAATCTCCAACATACTCAATAGCCCTTATTCGTTTCCCGTCCTTGCGTTTATACTTTTCTTGTAGAACAAACCTTGGCTGACAAGTGAAGCTTTTAATTATCCCCGATGCTTGCATGAGTTTAAGCTCTAAGTATCTCTCGGATTCCTTAATGCTTGCAAAAACTAGCCCATCGACAACAGTTTTCTTAGCGTGATATTTTCCGCCTGAACGCTTAGTCCTCATATCTTCACTTTCCCCATCCACTGATGAACTTCTCCAACCCCAACTACCCCTGCGCCATCAACTACCTTCCGAATATTCTCATCCAGCTCGCAATCCTTCACGTACCGCCTGCACTCCTGATAGTACCATTGCCACCCAACGTCAACCTATAATCCGTGATAGTTGTCCGACTCATGCCCAAATGATAAGCAAGTTTTGATGCGTTGCCAAACTTTTCTATTTCCTTTTCCAAATCAGCAAGTGTGGGATAGAGGGTTTTTAGTCTGTTTGTTTTTGTATTTTTCAATGCGGCCCTCCTTTAAGGGGTGATAGTGTGCACCCCTATTTATTTACCTTAGCTAACTTCGCTTTGTTTAGTCAATCGTATCCACGGTAACCGGAATCCACATCTTAGGATTATAATTCAAAGTGTATTTGTACTTATCAACATTTTTACTTCTTAATTGCTCAACAACATAAGTTACATTGTCCGATAAGCCTACAAAATGCTTTTGATAATTACCATTTTCATCTTCAACAGTTACCTCAAGTTGATTATCTTCCCTGTCGGCGTTAATCGATATTCTTCCTGTCATCTGGAATAACACTTCTCCTGTGATGCAATCAATTACCGTAAGTTGACGCACAACGTTGAAGTTGTCTGCCTCCAATGACAAATTATACGCCACCTTATCTGCTTCGGTTTGACCGCATCCGGCCATGGGTATCAATAACACTCCGGCGCACAATACCATTGATAATATTTTCTTCATCCCTTTTGCACCCATCCTCTTTTTTATTTATAATAATTCTAAAAAGGTATGTCCGAGTCTACATTAACTTCGTGCCCATACGAACCAACGTTAGGACGGTCTGGTACATTATTATTGTCGCTTTGTTGCGCTTTTCCACCAATAAAGCCAACTCTCTCTGCTAGAATCTCAGTCTTATAATGCTTTACCCCATCCTTTTCCCATGTCGAAGTTTGAATAGATCCGGTAACAGAAGCCTCGCTGCCCTTGAATAAATAATTAGCAACATTTTCAGCCGTAGCCTTAAAGCAGATAATAGGCAGAAAGTCTGCAGTTTTTTCCTTTGAGAATGGGCGATTTATAGCTAGAGTGAATTTGCACACGGCAACACCTGTTTGGCTATACGTTAAACTTGGATCGGCACACAAACGGCCAACGAGATTACATGAATTCATTATTATTTTCCTCCCAAAATTTGATTAATTCTCTCATCGAAATTCCTATTCGCCATAACAACCGCAACCTCGATTGCTCTTTTTCGCAAATGTGCCAAATCCTTTGCGACTATCTCCCATAGCTCATCGTCAGACGTGTATTCTCCGCTTTTGTAATCCTTGCCGCCCTTAGCGATGGGAGGTGTCCAAGTAGGTTCTGGTTCAGCTAATCCTTCGAGATCATCATTAGTTTCGTACCATTCGGGGTAATTAGTCTGATTATCAATTGCTTCCTGAACACGATTATTAGTCACAACGCGACACGCTTCTATGCTCTCACATACCCTGCACTCAATATCTATATCTTCGTATTCTCCAAGGCAGGGGTATTTGTCCTCGGATAACGTTTCTAGCACCTTCTCATCTCCCTCCATAACAATCCCACCCTCGTCCTCTTTATTAGCCCCTGATGGTGCTTCCGTGCCCTCTACTAGCTTATCTATCGCCTCGTAGTTCCCCGGCGTGTTAGGTATCTCGAATGGAGCAGTTTCCATTTTCACAAACTTCCCTTTTCCATCTCTTTTCAAGCTATCAACCCTCTTTCTGTATTCCGTAGGAGTAATATACGCATCTTTGCTCAGCTCAAACTCTTCAGGACTCGACACCCTCTCGCCCTCCGCATCGACAAAGTACCTCACGCAGGGACTAGCCCTTGTTGTGCATTTTTCGTTGACTAGCTTTTCTGTTAATACCGTGCCGTAGGAGCGCATGTTGCCGTGTTTCATGTGAACATCCAAACTTTCTTCTCACACTTATTGCAAGCAATCCCTATCACATCGTGTCTCTGCCAAAAATTAAATGTGTAGTTACTTTGCTTTACATATACACCTTCTTCTTCATCCTCAATTCTATTTTCCCCATCATCCGGCTCTAATAAATTAACCCCATTACCGCAATCACAAATTATCTTCACCTTGCACCTCCTTCACCTGTTTAACCCCAGACCAGTCCAACAACTTCTGACATGTTGGACAAGGTATAGGATCAACCTCATCCGCGCATACTAGATACAACTCAGCACCTTGTAAGCTGTTTTCCCTCGCCTTAATTAATGCCGCCTGTTCTGCATGCACACTCTGGCACTCCGCATAATCACCAATATTATGCTCAATATCCATCCTAGCGCACGTAGTACATGCTACAAGACTCGTATTGTAACCCTTGGATATAATGTAACCACCCTTAACGATTACGCAGGCGTACTGACGCTTTAGGCAGTTACTATGGGGGAGGAGTAGTCGAGCCGCATTCCAGTAATTGCAAGAAGGGCAATCGTTACATCCGTCATACGTTAGGCATACCTCAAAAGGAGTGTCTGCGCATTGTTTGTTTGGTGTATTTTTTGTCATCATCTCGCCACCCTCTGCTACTTAAAACATAGACAAACGCCCATGCCAAGATTTTTCCTGTTTCATTGCATCCTGCCCCGGACGAATCCTACTGCAGTTTGATTTAACACTCCGCAGGCATAAACTCCCGACTAGCCATCGGTACATATACGAGTTGCTTGAGAATTAAGCAATCTTGTATTTTTTAACATCTCTCAAGTTAATTGCGGCATTAACATCTCTATCAATAGATAATCCGCAAGAAGTGCAATTATATGTTCTATCTTTCAGTTTCAAATCAGACTTAATATTTCCACAACACGAACAGGTTTTTGAACTAGGAAAAAACCTATCAGCCTGTCGTAGCTCAATGCCGTAATACTTAGCCTTGGTTATCAACTTATCTACAAGCATCGAAAGACATTGTTCTCCAATCGCCCTTGATAAATGTCGATTCTTCATCATTCCCCTAATATTCAGATCCTCAATGGTTATATACGATGGTTTGTTTTTCACCTGTTCCGCAATAACCTTATTGATGTGATCGTAGCGAATATTAGTTATTCTTTGATAAAGCTTCTGTACCCTCAAGCATTGTTTGTTTATATTAGCAGCAGTACCTCCATTCCGCTTCCGCATTTCATATTTACGGCTTAATTGCCGTTGAGCGTGCTTCAATAGCTTCTTGAGTTTTTTAACCTTGCCTGTTTTGTTAATGTTTTTAAATACTTGACCATTGCTAACAATCGCTAAGTCCTTAACCCCCAAGTCAATACCTACACCTTGTGAATACGTCACTTCGTTAGTGGAGATAGATTGTTTATCCACTAACACACTGACGTAATACCGCCCAGCCTTAAATGATACCGTTCCACTCTTGATTTGAGCGTTACTTGGAAGATATCCAAACTCTTTTAATCGCATCCATCCCAATGTAGGAATCTTGATTCTGTGACGTTCTACCGTCCAAGCAGTATCGTTGTTTTTTGGAAAGTAAATCGTCACATCTTGATTACGCTTTTTCTTAAATTTGGGAAATCTACTCAACTTTTTGAAGAACTTCTTATATGCCGCCTCTCCATTCATGATTGATTTTTTGCGGGCCTTACTGGATACATCCTTGATCCATTCAAAACCAGCAACTTTCGAGTGAACATTGTTAATCCACTTATCGAAGTCCATTCCTGAAATAAATGGTAATCCTTGGTCGTATTTTTCTTGATTGGTGGCAAGATACAAATTATAAAGATACCTACATACACCTATGGTTTGATTAATCTTACTAATTTGTTCTTGGGTCGGTTTAATTTCAATTTTGTATGACCTCATATCCCTCACCTCCTTATAGTGATAGTATACTACACTTATTGCTACTATACAATACCTATAGTATAATACTTCTATAATAAGTTTGGAGGAGGAGATTATATGAGATGCACACTTAAGGAATATTTGGAACAGCACGATAAATCGGTATATTGGTTAATTAAAGAAGCCCACATTAGCCACAAGGCGGGATATGATTTAGTTAATGGAAACACCAAGGGAATCCAATTTAGTACACTTGATAGAATTTGCAAAGCATTAAACTGCACCCCTAATGACATTTTGAAAAATTAACGTCCCCGCTTAGACATAATTGTTTATGTTTTCAGTAGCATCCACCCTCTCTCTCGCAACAAACCCCATCGTTATAGCTCGTTCTCCCACCGTCTTAGGCACATTACCCCACGCACGCATAGCCTCTGATATATCAGGTTTCACGCCTATTCGCTTGCATTCTCTAGCCCCGATACATAGAGCCTTTAAGAATCTTCCCATTTCCTCGACTTGATTTGGTTCCAACACATCGCGGTAATTCACTCCGGTCAGATATGTTCCATTGGCTATGCTTCCGATGTTGGCCGGGAGATTTCTTCTGTGCCTCCAATACGCTATAGTGTTTGGAGTTTTTCCGACCGTTTTTCCAATTTTTGTATCGTTTTTACCGGAGTTGTAGAGTTGCAAGACTTTTTGTTCGTTTAATTTTAGCGTTCGCATTTAGGTTCCCTCCTTATCTCTTAACAGGCTTAGTTGCCGCTTCTAGCGGATTCCACCTTCTAAACATCCTGCTAACAAAAGTTTTCTTACTTATCCCGTTAGCCGCGGCCATGTCCTCGTATTCCTTGGGGTATTTCCTTTTTGCTATTGCTATGTTGTTGATTTTTGTCTTTGTATCCACTATTGGCATTGTTGCGGCTTGCTCAGGTCCCATACCCGATTCGTTAATTCTTCGGTAAAAAGTTCCAGAAGGGATATTGTTTTCTTTCGCAATGGCTACCCACTTTTTCCAATCCCCTTGCTTTCGTGGCGGATCTTTAGTTGCTCTTTCAATGCTCCACCCCAAGATTCTTACTCTGTCAGTGAGTAACCTTGTGCTTATTCCGTTTTGTTTGGCTGTTTCATATGCAGTTGGTGGGATGTAAAAGTTATAAGCCATTATAAGTAAAACTCCTTTGCTCTTTCGGGACTCATCTTTACTATCTGTTTTGGTTCCGGTAATGCCTTTTCCCCTTGCATTGTCGCTATAATTTGTTTCAGGGATTGCGGAGTTTTTGCGTCCGTAATTTCCCTTTTCTCTAACGCTTCATATGCCATCCTGAATTGCCCGCGTATAACATCGATGTTTTCAGATAGGCAAATATCCTTGAATCCAATCGCTTCAACTGCTTTTTTTGTCAAAGGGCTAAGGCTTGCCAGGGCTTCCGGTTCGCGATACATACCGAAGTTACGGATTGACTTCAAGACTTCAGCCCATGCGTCCGGTGCTGGTGGGATGTTCGGTCCTGTTATTTGTGCGGACACCCCTCGGAATACTGCTGGCATTGGCAAGAATGGATTTTCAAGGGTTGCTATTACTTTTCTCGCTGCGGTCATAGCTATGTTGAAAGGCAGGTCATTGAGAGCGTCCCAGTATACCTCCATCCTTTGCGGTGATGGCTTGGTATCGGTGGTAATTGACGTGATGTATGAATAAAATTTAGCAAACTCAGGCTTGTCCATTGTTTTCTGCCTCCTCGTGCATTGCCAACCATTGTGCTGTTATGTTGTCTTGTACTGATGGTTCGTTTTTTGAGGTATTAATCCATCCTGTCTTTGGCTTTTCTGATCGTTGCACGTGTTGTCTACCTTCATTCATCTTCTTAAACACCCAACCATTTGTAACCATTGTTTGATAATCTGACGCATAAGGTTTTTTACCGTGGAGTAAGTACCAATTATCAAGGATGGAAATCATTTGCTCGGTATCTTGTTCTCCATTCTTTTCGATCAGTGTTTGATGTTCCTTTTCTGATAAGTGTACTTTTTCACCAAATTGAATCTTGTTGGGCTTTTGTTTCTTAGGTTTTTTTTGTACGGTGCTTGCACCCGTACTGGAATCAGGAATCAGGTTAAGGGTTAAGGGAATCAGGTTAAGGGAATCAGCAGGGCTAGTTTCGTGCAAAACTTGTTCTTGCATGGTGCTAGTATGATGCTCGTTTAGTTCTTGTTCCGAATAAAGCATTTCCTCGTCAGGTTCAGGTATCTCGCTTTCCACTTCTTTCATATGTGGGTTTTGGTGTTTTTTCCAGTTAAGCACCGCGATATACCTCTCCCCTTCTACGACGTAGCGAGTTATGAATTTCATTTTCCATAGTTCGTTCAGTAAGTTATTTACATCGCAATCGTCATAAGGGAGAACGCAAGCTTTAATTTTCTTCGGGCTATCCCTTAGCCTCCCAGCCTTATCCGCTATCGTCCATAACCCGGCGAATAACAATCTTCCTAGTGGTTCTATTTCAGCTAGTTCGTCATTAAGAAAAAAACCAGGCTTAATATTTCTTGAACGTGCCAATTCCTCACCCTCTAATAAGATATCTAATCTCATCCTTAAATTCTCCCCAATATCTAACGCTTCTCACTACTTCTTTTAACCTGCCTAAACTAATTCCGTTATTATAAGCATCCTCAAGAAGATCGAGAGCCTCCCACATATCTATCTGACTAAACCTATTTTTAAGAATTCCTCTCACATAATATAGATCCCTAAGGTATGGTCTTTCTTGTTCACGTTTCTTATTTGCACAAATTTTTCCAATGTAATCAAAAGATTTTTGAACTGATTCAATAGTCACCTTGCCTTTATTATCAGTTCTGAGATATTGACCACACGACGCTTCGATAGAATCAAGCACCACTTCTAATGGGAATTTACCAACGATAGACTTTAAGTTTTTAACTCCATTTTCGGTAATTGTAAACGGCTTAGCATGACTCTCCCATTTTTCCCGAACATACTTTAATTTTGTGTCCTCGATTTCGTTTAATCCCTCGCGCCACTTCATCATCATTTCAAGCTGTATTCTCCGCTCGTTTAACTCGTCTAATTGAGCCTTTTGTTTTTCAACTGCAGTATTGTCGCTTAATTTTCTTTTACCTTTACCTAAATTACATGCTTCGCAAGATGTGATTAGGTTCGTAAGCGTATTCCTTCCACCTTCGTATACTGGGTTAATATGATCGGCGTGAAGAATTACTTCTGGTGCCGACTTGCCACAATATTGGCATTTAAAACTATCACGCTTAAATACCTCGAATCTCATTTTCTTCGGGATAGCTTTTCTTTTTGTTACCATATGAACTCCAACTCCTCACTCTCTATACTAATATTATAACACAAATTGGCACAAGCAACAATCTATAAACATAAGTTGCTATTAATTTATGTAGATTGTATAATATTAATAAACGAGGTGATTACTATGGCCGGAAAATTAAAGAACAGGGAACGATTCGGGGCTGCTTATGATAAAGAGTTATTGGTCGAATTACGCAAATTAGCCAAGGAAACTAGGATACCAATTAGCAGGTTACTTGATGAAGCTATAGAGGATTTAGTCAAAAAGCATAAGAATAAGGAGAAGGAAAGCAAGGGATGATAAGCCCTTGCTTATTTTTTTACTCAAACATCGTTATATTCCCCGCACTCTCTGGCAACACTACAGATTCAAGGTTCTTCCTATTCTGATTAAAATAACTTTCCTTCAGTTCAATTCCTATCGACTTCCGGCCCATCTCTAAGGCAACATAACCAGTCGATCCAACTCCTGCAAATGGGTCAAACACAACATCACCCGTATTAGACCACAACTGCACACCGCGACCAATTATATCCATGCTCATTGGGCAAATATGGCGCTGGTCGGCATCCTCTCTAGCCACTTTATGATTCAATGTGTTTCCAAAGTTAATGTCCATCCAGACCGGGGAAGCATATCTGCGCCATCGTTCGTGCTGCAATGTTCCTTCTGTTGGTTCGTTCTCCCCAATGAAGTAATCTAGTCCGTTTTCATGGAATACTCGTTCCTCATTAACCCCAGGCTTGCGAAATGCTAACAGATATTGAGGTATTCCGGCCCGACACATTGCCGAATCCTTGCATAGTTGCTTGTGCATTAGTCCCAATGCCTTAGTTCTCACAGCTTCGATTAGCGGGTCCTTCCACATGCAATGCTCGCTATGAAAGATGAACCCTGCATCAATGAATAGTCGAATCAGATCACCCCTAAAGTCATGTAGCCCAATATATCCGTCTCGTTCCTTCATGGCTGGGATATTCATGCAATCTATCGCGACTATGCGACCGGGCTTTGTTATCCGCATAAGTTCGTTTATCAGGTATCCAAAGTGTTTGTAGAACTCTGAGCTAGTCCGGCAATTGCCAAGGTCCCTAGGAGAATCTGAATAGCAATATAAATTTTTATATGGAGGGGACGTCATTGTTAGGTGAACTGAATCAGTAGGTATAGCCCTAATAACCTCTACACAATCTCCGTTATAAATTGAGTAATTTTCCTTAATAACAAGATTATCAACCTTTATTTCTGAGATATTAACCATGATGGTAAAATCATCTCCTTCAGTATAAATTTTTTATCAACATTTTTCTTACTGTGAATAAATAGGTGGCACTTTTTGCATAGTAAAACAAGATTATCTGGATTTTTGCGTAAAAACTTATAACTAACGAACGGATACATATGATGGATGTTAAATTTTTCTTCGTTTTTATCCACAAGTCTATGATCCTTGCCACAAAGTTCGCATATCGCATTAGCCCTTTTCCATACAGCCTTTACCGCGTCTTTCCATTCTTGGCTTGAGTATTCAGCCTGTCTGTCGGGAGAAATTCCTCCCCGCCAACTTGCCGGCTTAGCCCCTGGATATTTCAACCAATGTTTACCGTTCTTTAAGTAGGGAACATGGCCATCTTTAAGCCTAAGTATGCGTTTGTTTTCCTTGAATTCCTCGGTGTGATGCTTTCCCTTAAAGGGTGGGTCTTCACCCCTTAGATGCCAATTAAATCCTTCCCTTTTCTCCCACCCTGTTCCTCTTTTTCTAGTTTCTATACCTTCATTCACTAACCATTCATAAACGCGCTTTGGATCACGTTTAACAATCTCTGCAATCTCATATGAACTAAGGCCCTCAACGATGTATTTCTGATATAACCACTCCTTATTAACTGGTTTTTGGTCGCGTTGCCACGAAGCCTTGCAATCCATGTTGCAAAAATGCATACCACCCTTAGTCTTATACCTTTTAATATTTGCCCCACATTTAGTACAAACGACATCTAACTTCAAAATAACCACCCCTATCTCCTTAATTATATCATTATTTATCTGATAAGTAAAGATAAGTGAACACCTTTACTTATCAGTAATGATAGTATATGATATAATTAAAACGTCAGGGGGATTTGATATGGCAACCGAAAAAGTATCTTTCACAATTGATAAGGAAATAATGGTGCGAATTAAGGAATTAGCCGAAAATGAAAAGCGCAGTACAAGTAAAATGGTATCAATATTATTAGATGAGTCACTCGCCAACCGGAAGAAATAGCTTCCGGTTTTCCTATGCCCCTTTTAACCATTCCGGAATAACAGCTTTGCATGTTGGCATATAATCCGTCTGTTCCCTCTTTGTACCCCGGACATCAGCACTCGTTATGTTTTGTGTATACTTGACCATCTCATTAATCATCAGCATTGCATCTCGCTCTTTTCTCTCTATATTTGCGACAACCGCGCCCTCTGTATGGGCCGTTATTATATGGACGTTGACCTCTTTGTTCTGGCCGAATCTCCAACATCGCCTAACCGCCTGATAGAACGCCTCATAGCTGTCTGATAGTCCAACGAATGCGACATTGTTGCAATGTTGCCAGTTAAGTCCATGACCTGCGATCGAAGGTTTTGTAACCAGTATCCGAACATCTCCACTAGAAAACCCGACCATCGAACTCTCTTTGTGATCCTGTTTATCACTGCCTTTTACTTCTACCGCATCAACTATGGACTTCCTGAGCGCTTCGCTTTCTGCGTTTAAGTCGCACCATATTACCCATGGTTCATGGATTTGATTTACTATGAACGCACATTTTCTTACCCTATCCTCTATACTCGTCCTGCGAGCCGCCTGACGCTCCTGTAATGTCATTGCTTCGATAGCGAATAACATACCGTCAGGAGGTTGACTAGTCGTTACCGTGTGTTGGTGCATTTTTAATTCAGGGAGGACATAATCCCCATCCTCATACCCTAAGTCTGATGGCTTGCGAATTACTACAGCCCAAGAAGATACCCATTCCCAATATTTCTGAGCAGCATGTCCCTTAACTCGCCATTTACTTGTCTCGCCGGAATCATGCGTAAAGAACATTGCTAACATTTCGGATCGTTTCTGGACCCCTAAAAACTCTGAATGATTACCTAATTCCATGTAGTCGTTCGGGGCCGGGGTAGCGGTACAAGCTAATTTATACGGAGTGTTTAGAAACGAATCAGTTATGGCAATCCTAGTCTTAGAGTTCATTCCTTTTAGAATGCTGGATTCATCCAAAATAATTCCTGTGAATTTTGATGGGTCGAAGTGGTGTAACATTTCATAGTTTGTAATGTTTATCCCAGGCTTAACGTCTGCTTGAGTTCGGCACACATGGACTGCTATGCCAAATTTCTCGCCCTCTTTAGCGGTTTGTTTACTTACTGCCAAGGGAGCCAATATAAGCACGTTCCCACCTGTGTACTTATTAACTTTTTTTCCCCACTCTAACTGCATAGGAGTTTTTCCAAGGCCACAATCAGCGAATATAGCAGACCTGCCTTTCTTTAGTGCCCATCGAACTATATCCTTTTGAAAGTCGAACAACTTATCGTTTATATCCGTTACTTCAAACCCAACGGGCTGAGTAATGATCTTTTTTGATTCTATAAACTCGCTATACTCCATCTATTTCACGCCTTTAGCCAAAATGTCACTCGCACAGGCCCTGCAAACTTTATCCCCATGCCACGCCACAACCTTGATATCCGATCCGCAGAACATACATCCTACCGAACGCTTCTGGATACGCAACCCTTTTCCGTCCGATAGCATTTCTAAAGGCGTAGTTGGTTCGTAACCCATTGTCAATCGTAGTGATTTGGGTATCGTGATTCTTCCGAAAGAGTCAATTGTTACCGAGATTCCTAGTGGCTTCATTGATTTATCCCCTTTCTATTGCTTAACTCCGTCCTTTTCTCTCCCCTTGAATAAACTTACTCCTGTTTTCCAATTAGATTTTGCGTATGCCCTTGATGATGATTCCTTTGTTGTTAGCTTCTTGGTTGCCGTTGCATCCTCTAGGCTCCACCCATGCTTCATACGCCACTGAAAAGCCTTGTAGGAAACTCCGTTTTTCTCCGCCATAGCTACGCTCTCTAGGGGGTAAATCCGTTTTGACTCCCAGTGTTCATTAAGCTTTTCCCCCACCTTGGATACAGGTTGAGTGCAAGCCCTTTCCGGTTCCCATCCTCTCCGCATCCTTCCGTGAAATACTTTAGCCGAAATACCATTTGACTCAGCTAGTGCGAAGAATGGTGCCAAATCCCTTCTCTGCCTTATTGGGGTCGTTATAGCCCTTTTCATGTCCCACGCCATATCCCTAACGCGATTCTCAAGTGTTTTCTTAGATATGCCATTATTTTTCGCAACCTGGTATTCCTCGGGGGATATATAGTATTGGTAAGCCATAGCTACCTCCGATATTTAGCTGGTATCTTCTCTAATTCCGCACGATCCAAACTCTTCTGCCATGCGAAAATGTCCTTGTTATGTGGTAATTCCAGCTCGTTGCGCTCTTTCTGTATCCGCGATCTGCCGCAACCGATGATTTTGCCGACTTCGATGTCGTTTAGTCCGGACATGTAGAGTTCCGTGAATAGGATTGGGTCTATTTCTGTTGCTGTACATTGCACTTTCCTTCCTCCCTCAAGCTCTGCCAAGCTTTTACGCCTTCGCAATCCGATTCGTTATTAATGCATTCCCTGATAAAGTACTCCTGATAACCTTCGTCTTCGCTACACTTTTGGCAGGATG